GACCAAAAGGACCGGACGGATCCCTCGGCTGACTCGCCCTTCAGAAAGAAAGACTTGAGATGATCTACAAAAGTCATAACGATCTGTTGGACGTACTTCGCACAATTATTAATTGAATCAAGCTTAAAAAGCGAGAGACAAAGAGAGGCAAAGCCTACCGATACCTCGGTCCAATTGGTAGAGTTTTTCGTTCCAATGTAGAAATTAATCACATGGACAAATGCACTCCCCAAGTCGACCAGGTTGTCCTTCCCGATCTCATAAAGGTCTTTAGTTAGTCCTAAGAGAACGTTCAGGGAGGTGATCGTCTGATCCTCCAAGAAAGCAAACTGATCCGGCAAGTCAAAGCTCGGAGACAGAGCCTTCAAAAAGGCAGACAGGGACAAAGAGTAGTCAACGGTCGCTTCAGAAGCGCCGACGACTGCTCTTAGGGTTTGGCAATTAGCCGAAGTAGGCGTCAGTCTACCAACATTGTCAGAGACAGTGGTGGCAACCTTCGCAGTAACAAGTTTCGCGCTCTCCACAAAGGAAAGGGCAGAGATCTGTTGGGAAATTTGGCTTTCGGTAACTTCTTGCTATCCGATGCGTAGGGGGCTATTAACCCAAACCTACGCGCCGTTTGTGCCTTAAAATTCTTTGCTCGAAAAGTCGGTGCTCAAGCTTTTGCACCAGTTAAACAAGCCACGCACATTCCGCAACACCATCAGCAGGCACTGAATGGTGATTATAACGAAATGCTGGTTATATATAGTTGCACCTAAATTTAGAAGTACAGTCTAATGCCGGCCATAAGGCCAGCCCTACTGCTCCATGTCGTACATCACACTCAGTCGTCTAGGTCAGAGTACCTAAGTGACAACCGAAATCCCACCGGGTTTAACCGGAAGCCAGGGATTAAGTTCGTGTACTTCTTATAATAAAGGATTCGCTAAAACAGCGTGTTGGACCCCATCATGGGCCCCGTGCAGCTCTACTACATATTTGCCATTACAAAAACGCGTTAATGTTATGGAATAAATTGCTCGGTTTACGGACGAGCATCGCGCCGCCTATTTTCGCAAAATACTGCTGGAATAGATTCCATTACATATTATTTGATAAGGCCATGTCTGGCCATAAGGCTGTTAATTACAGCTTAGTTCTCGCAACTTCATCGGGTTCTCAATCCGACTATTACGTGATCAGTACTCCGTTTCACGGGAGGTGAAAAATTTATCACAAATCAATGTCAAATACAACGCCTGATAACGCTGCTCTACCGGGATTTCCCACAAGCCATAAAGGCTACGGTAGCATTAAAATGAATATCAGAATGAAGTGAGGCCTAACCCTCCTCGAAAGGGGGGTGATTAAAAG